GTTGCTTATATTTATAAGAATTATCATACATTCGTTGCAAGTTTCCAACCATATGTTGTGCCTGTGTAAACTAATGCTACGCCGGCATTGTCTGTTGAGATAACAAATGTCGCACTTAATCCCATAATTTTTTCGGAGTTACCTTGAACATCACAATTGTTTGTTGCAAAGAAATCGGCTAAGTCAACTATTCTAACTGTATCACCAATTTGTGGTGAAGCAGGTAATTTTATAATTGCTTTTGCTGAAGATGTATTTACAAAGGCTCTTGAACCAACACTTAATGTTGTCACGGTAGAACCGTCACCAACTATTGTTGACCAAGGTAAGAATCCACTTAATCCTGTCCATTGAGCAGTATTATTGTATCCTTCCCATGTATTTTTATCTGTATTAAATCTGATACCACCAGCGAATAAGTTTGTACCTGCGTTTGATGGTCTTTGTCCTGTACTACCAATAGGTACTGTTAAATGACCAACACCCATTTTTTGTCTTTGTGTATAACCTACTATTGCTCTCTCAACTGGCACGGAAGTTGTACTATCTCCAGCCATAGTTTCGTCTGTTGAGAATTCATTAATTGTTGCACCAAGTGAAGCACCAATAGAACCTAGTTGTAATTCTGTCAAACCAGAAAGGTCAAAGGCGTCTGCGTTCAATGTCGCAATACCTGTTGCCTGTTGAATTTTGAAAAGATTACCAACTCTAAAGTCACCTTTTTGGTCAGTAGATGTAAAGTAAACTCTACCGCCTGTTCTTTCATATACTTCATCATCTTGGTCAGCAGGTTGTGTGACACCAACTGAATTAGGATAATTTGTATCTGTAAATGAACCTGTACCGATATCTAGGAAGTCATGTCCTGTTAATCGTACATTTGAAAATCTGTTTGTATTTCTAACTGTTGTACCGTCATCTTTTGCAAGAGCAGATGTAATTCCAGGATTAATTTTAATAATCGCTGTTTGAGCAGATGTATCTTCTTCCGATACTTGCGTAATTCTGTAATATTGAGTATCGCCATCACCACCTGTAAATCCAGTAAAGAAGTTAGAAGCAAGTTTAATTACTCCTGTTGAACCTAATGTACCGTCAGTTGATTTGATTGGTATTAAGAAACCTTGTATACCACTATCACCTTGTGTTGAAGGATTTGGTACACCAAAGTTAGTTGTTAAGTTAAATGTATAAGTTGAACTATCTGCTTTTGTTGCCGTGATAGTTTCACCTTTTGTAAATGCGCCTGTAATACTTTCAATATAAACATACTTAGCAGATGTCTGTAAGTAATAAATTGTGGCAGTTGCACCAGATGTATTACCAACTAATGTTTGACCTATTACAAGGTTGTTCTCATCATTTGTACCACCAACGAAAGTTGTAGAATTAAATTCTAACATTCTACCTCTTGTTTGGAATTCTACTGGTACTTCTTCGTAATATTCTCCCTCTGCAACAGCACCCTCTTCACCATAAGCAGATGAACAGTTTAGTCCTCTTATGAAACCACCGCCTGTAGCATAGAATGATTTATCACAATAATATGTGAAGATAGAAACCATCTCACCACGGCCGTTATTCAATGCATGAACACCTCGACCATCTGTATTGATTTGAGTAAAATCGTTTCCTAAAATTGATATGTTTGAACCTGAATTTGCGTATCTATGTAATGCACCATCAATCTCAATACCTGTAGCACCTGTGTTTATTGATGTACAGTTTTGACAATAAGGTGAAGCAGTTGAAATATTACCAGTAGGGTCTAAAGATACTACTGCCGCTTTACCTGTACCACCAGAGTTTGCTGGAGTACCTGTCAAACCTTGCATTGACATTGTTTCTAAATTTGTATTGTTGTTCATTAACCAGAATTTTGAAGCATTGTTCAATTCAACTGAAGCAACATCAGCAGTTAAATCAACACCGCCACCTAATTCAGAAGCTGCAACTGTTATTGTTTCGCCGACAGTATAAGAATGACCGCCATGATATACAACAACTGTTGGTGTAGATGAACCATCTTTTATTACTGAAAAACAAGCACCTGTTCCTGAAGCACTTGAAGTTGTGTGTTTAAAGTGATATGAACCTGGAGTACCGCCTGTACCACCAGCAATGTTATTAATTGTAGCAATTTGAGTACCGTTGCCTGAAGCAGGTCTTATTTGTGTACCTCTTAAACTTTCGCCTTTTACTGTAATGTTTGGTGGAACTCTTAATGGTAATTGTTCTCTGTAAACACCATTCTTAACAAAAATAATATCACCAACATTTACTGATTTAACATTAAAAGTAATATCGGTATTACCACCTATTTGAGCACTTGTAATTGTAATTGTGTCGCCGACTGAATGATTAAAACCGCCGTCTGTAATTTCTAATAGAGGAGTTGATGAACCATCAATCGTCACTCTTATTTCAACATTTGTTCCTGCACCACCTGAAGTACCTATAACTGCATTATAAACACCTGGTGTTCCGCCTGTACCACCTGCTTGAGTATCAATGTCAACAACATCACCGTTATTTACAACTGATAATGCCTTAGCAATTGTTTTGAAAGGAAATGCTTTTGTACCCTCGTTAGTATCGTTACCGTTATTTGCAACATATTTAACTGTTGCGTCTTCACTTGTTCCCCATTTAACATCAACACCGTCTGTTGTTAAAACTGAACCTTTTGGACCAATGTGCAATCTCTGGTTTTGAGAAGCACCTTTGACCATAATGTCACCTCTTTGGGTAAGAACATTATTACTGTCACCTTGTGACATTAAATTCCATTTAGTTGCGTCAGCAGTCGGGTCAATATTTAAAACATCATAAGCAATTGCTACATATGAAGATGTTGAAAACTCAACTACATCACCTTTTTGGTAAGTTGTTGAACCTGCATAGTTTCCGTTCCATCTAAATCCTTCGTTAATTACTTCCCATTTAGATGAATGAGATGAAGGAGTTTGAGCTGCTGTTGTATCTGAAACACAAACATATGACCAACCACCAAATTGCATTGTGTCACCAGTTTTGTATGCTGTAGCGGCATTGTAATCGCCTGTTGCATTAAAACCAGTTGTTAGGACATCCCAATAAGGGGCAAGTCCTGATGGTGTTTGACCTGAATGATTTTGTAAGGCAGTATATGAATAACCACCGTATGTGACAACATCACCATCTTGGTAGTATGTTGAAGCGTCCCATGAATTCTCGAATTGTAATCCTTCGTTGTAAACTGCAAAGTTAGCAGTATCTAAAATACCTGTACCGTCGGATTCGTGTTGTGTGGTAACTCTGTATTGTTGAGCACCAAATTTTACAACATCATTTAATTTATAAAAAGTTGAAGCAGTAAATTCAGCCGCTAAAAATCTTAAACCCTCTGTATGAAGATTCCATTTAGTTGCCGATAAGTCTGCATAAAAGGCTGGGTCATTACCACCTGAAGTGTGATTGACTACACAAACATATGTGTTCGCACCGTATTTTACAATGTCATCTACGACATATGCACGGCTCGAAGCCCAATTGCCTTGCCATTTAAATTTAAGTCTACCTAGAATAAAATCTGCCATGTTTACGCTTTCCAGTTCCTTACAGCACCGTTAGAATTTGCATACGGATAATCTGCATTGTATCGAGCAACTAGGAATCCATCTTCATTCATATAGTATGATAATTGATTATCGTCCATTCTAATTTGCTCGTATTGTCTTGTTGTTTTGTCGTTTTGCCAACTTTCAAGGCCTGCTTCGGCAGTATTCTTTACTGTTGTGTTGACAGCAGTACCATCATTTGTTAAGTTTAAAGCAACATCTTCTAGTCCGCCATAAGCGAAACCTGAACCATCTGATACTTGAAAACTCTCATCACTACTTAAATATACTCTCGTATATTTTAAGAGACCATCATCTTCTCTTGTTAATCCATGAACAGCCTTCTTCTCTGAAAAGGTTGTTGAGGGATTGTGTCCTGTTGATAATAATGCCATCTTTAATTCCTATTTATTTATATATTTATAACACATTTTAACTAACTTCCAAAATACTTGCAAAAACCTCACAATCGGGGAAGGTGCTATCTTGATTAAATTCTGTATATACTCTTAACTTATCATTTTGTTCCATATTAATGGGTTTGTCAATCGTAATTGTGTTTCTTGGTGGTACTGAAATAGCTCTAGCAATGTGAAAAAAGTTAGAACCACCGTCAGTTGTACACTTGACATTGACAGCCGCTGTTGTAGTTTCACTCTTATTTGATATAAAAAGAGCATGGACAACTGCCTGTACACCAGTACCAGCAGTATATATGTCATTTGTACTACCGTCTGTTGTGTCAATTGCTTGACCAAAATTTTTAAATACACTCGCCATTTATTAAGACCCGAATACTATCGCATATGCTAAAGCGTCACCAACCGTTGCTAATGTACCTGATTGGTTAGGAAGTTTGATAATTCTATCAGCTGTTGGTTCTTCAACTCTTAAAAATGTTTCAAAAGAATTCTCTAGGAATCCTTCGAATATCAAATCAGAACCGTTAAGTGTGATATTGTTTGTAGTTGTACCGTTTGTATTGGTTACATCTTGTAGACCAATCGCACCAGCACCACCCATTTCTTTAACAACACCTGCACTAGATTTAGTAAAAAATTTACCATCTGTGATGTTCATTGCAATTTCACCGACTTCTAATGTCGAAGTTGATGGTATTGATAATGTAGTTTCACTTCTTTTTGGTAAAATTCTTACACTCATTATTACTTCCTATGTGCTTTTTTAATTTGCGAAATTAATTTTGCTTTTGTTAATCTTCTATCTAATTCTATACCGACTTTTCTGCCGATACTTTCTAATTCTTTTTTAGTTTTCTTTTGTAAATCTTTGATTACAATTTCTGGTTTTTTTACTTCCATTTTCTTTGTAAGAACCAAAGGTCTATTAAAAAACTTTTTAATTTTACTCCACATTAATATGTTCCTCCATCTATTTTAACTATTTTCACTTCACCAGAAGTCGTGGCACCTACACTAAAATTATCAGTATGAAAACTAGCAACACCAATATTTGATGTACTTGCTAATTCACCAACAATTTGTAAAGTGTTACCACTTGCAATTGTATTAATACCTTCGCCTGCTAAAAACTCCATGGCGTTTCCTATTTGAACCGAACCTAAAGATGAAGTTTCATCACTAAAGGTAAAGTTTTCTATCTTTGCACCATCAATACTACCTGCTAACATTGAGTTAGTAATACCTAATGCTTTAACTCTTAATTGGTCAGCATTTACTTCCATTGAACTATTATCTACTTCAACATCTAATCTGTTTCCTGATTTAGATAATGCGTCACCAGCTACAACTTGCCCAGCACCTGAAAATTGTGATACATCTAAAGTAGTTGTTCCGAATGTTGGTAAACCTGTGTGAGTAAATACATAACCGTTATCTCCTCCTAAAGTACCTTGTTCAACGAAGACAAATGAACCGCCAGATAATTCGGCAGGTTGGTCTTCCGGAGTTGCTCTTGTTAATACAAAGGCAGTTGAAACATCACCAATAGTAGAAACAATATAGATACCGTTTTGAGTAGCTGTTGTTTGGTCTTTAATTAATATTCTATCATTAACTATTGGCGAAACACCATCAATTGATATCGCACCATTTGATGTTGATGTTAATGTTGCACCTACACCTGCTGTACCGTTTGAATATGTTGCCGGTATATTTGTCGTTGAAGCAACTTTAACAGATGGTTTAGCGTCAAGACCTTGAGCAACTTGGTCAACATATGCTTTGTTTGCCAAGGATTCATCTACGAAACCACTTCTATCTTCGTAACCTGTAGGAACAATTACTGTACCTACTCCATGTGGCGATAAATTAATATCTTTATTACCAGCAGTTGTTGACATTGTTTGACCGTCAATTGTAATATCATCAACTATTAATGATTGTAAACCGTCAATAGATAGTGTACTTTGACCTAGTGTTAAAGTAGATGTACCTAAAGTAGTTGTAGGATTTGCCAAGTTAGCATTTGAAATAGCTGCACTACCTGACAAGTTTGCGTTTGTTAATGTATTCGCTTGAATTTCTATATTGTTGTCGGTAACAACTGTATCCATACCTGCGCCACCAGCGAATGTTAGTGTTTCAGCAGTATTGTATGTGTCTGTACCTGTATCACCATCTAATGTGATAAACTGATTAACAGTACCAAAAGACATATTACCAGAACCATCCGTTTTAAGGAATTGTCCTGCTGTACCGTCTCCGTTTGGTAATGTAAATGTTGTAGATGTTGTGACATCATTGGGGGCTTTAAGGGAAATAAATGATGTACCATTATTTGTACCCTCATTAAATTTTATTTGACCACCGGCAGAAGCATGATTACCAACATTTAATTCATCAATACTTTTGTTGACATCAACTAATACTGCTGAACTGGCTGTTAGTGTACCAGTCACATGGTCCAACATAGCAGTAAAATATTTACCGCCAATTGTATCTATACTTGTTGCGTCACCATTACTATCGACTGTACCAGTACCAACGAATAATCTATCGCCGTTATTACCTTGTAGTCCTGCACCAAATGTATAGGCCTGTTCACCTAGTTTTAGTGTAGCCGGTGTAGATGTACCCGAACTTCTTTTTATCTGAATTACTGTTGCCATATGTTAAAAACTTCCGCAATTAAACAGGATTGTACCTGTGGTTGTTATTATTTCTGTACGAGCAACGAACTTTGCGTCTGAAGCCCTATACTGAAGCATTGCACCATCATCCAAATTAGTTGTATCAACATCACCTAGTAATGCTAGTCTTAAAGATGAGTTTGAAGCGCCACCAGAACTGGCAGGCAAAGTAACCGCTACTTTCTTGGGACCGCTGGTAGTATTTACATTAATATCAGCAGTAATATTTTGTTTTTTTCCAATGGTTGCGTCTACCATAACTCTCTCTCTTGTTTAACTCTTATATTTATAAAGGTTTAGATTTGCTTATATAGAGACTTGTGGTCTTACTTGAATTAATCCCTCAATTACTCTAGTAACCTCGCCACCTGCGCTGGAAATTTCTAAATCATAGACATATCGTGTTGCGTCTAAAGCTGCTGTTTGAGTTGCGTTTAGTGATAGTGTAACCACACCAGTTGTGGGGTCGGTATCAATAGCAGTTGTAATTGAAACTCTAGTCTTCGTACTAGCATATCCTTTAGCTAACTTAGCAGTTGCTGAATATCCTGTAAGATTAAATCTATTTCCGTTTGCGTCTTTGACGGTCACATCCGAACTGAATGTTGCGCCTTGGTCTATTGTTAGGTTAGCTATAGCAGCCATTTATTTTGCCTCTTCTTTAAGCATATCATTGATTTTACCATTATAATATGTAGTCAAGACATTAATTTTTTCGATTTCCATATTCAATCTAGTTAAATTAACTTGTATTTCTTGACGACACATAATGTAATTTTGCAATTCAGGACTAAATTTAGTCTCATCATATTCTTTACCATCAATTTTTATAGTCATAATTTTATCTCCTTATGTATATTTATAACAGAAATTCTTGTTTGTACCAATATTTAATATCAGAAACCATACCTTTATTTTCATCAAACGGACACACACTTTCTATTATCTTATCGTATGTCTCTTTGTCCTCATGGTATGGCTTAAAATGAGGGTCGTTTCCGT